GTCACGTTGAGAGAAAGGTGCACTAGAAAAGGGTCGGAATTTGGCGGCGAGGAATCTTGTTCGAACGACGGTATTCGGCCATTGTAATAGCAGGAAGGGGGACTATATCCGGAGTGTTGATAAAGTGTGCAACGTTCCATTTGGGACGGAAGGCGAGAGAGCCTTGATACGTTGAGACTTTGGATCGTACCTGGTGTAGGGTGGGGAATTCAGTTAAGTTGATTTCTTCGAGATAGGAATCAGCAAGTTTGAATTGACCGGGTAGATACTTCAGAATAGTTTGCATGGTGTGGGGATCGTTAACGGCGGCATCATCGAGAAATGTATAATATACATCGCGACAAAAATTGTGGAATGTGGGGTCCATTCCGCAGGCGGCGTAAGCGATACCAATTGCACGGGCGGACATGTACTTAGGGATAGGTCCATGTTCTGGGTAGCATAGTTGTGCAACTAGTTTAGGGAGGGGTCGGGTGGGCATTCCGAAATTACATTCGTAAGAGAGAGTTTGGATCTTGTTACGTAAAATAGTAATGAGAGATTTGGTTTTGGAGAGAACCATACCATAGCGCTGGAGAGCGTAGGACTCAAGGAATGAGACAAAAGGCTCAAGTCTAAGAATAGACCAGTGGGTGAAGCCTGAATTGTCGTCACCGAGGACGAACATTGATAGTTCATCAATTTCAGAGTCAGAGCATCCATATTCGATGAGAGCATCGATAAGGATAAAGAGATTCGCGAAGGAGCCGAGATACTGAGTATTTAAAATACCAGAAGCGACACCAGCATGTTGTCTAACATAAGCGAATCCATCTGCGGTGATGAATACCATGTTGTTGTACCATGTGTGTAAGAAATGTAATAAGTTTGACATACGTTGAAATAAATTATCAGGAGTTAAATCAGGATAAGAAGGATATTCAAATGTGGGTTGATAGCCTTGGTTTATGACAATAAGCTGTTCAAGAAAGTCAGTCCAGAAGAGGTCTGTGATAATGCGGGGAACGCGTTGATCAAAGGCGGACCAATCAATCGTAAAGAAGGAGCGGAAGCTTTTAGCAATGCTGTCTAGTAAATGGTTGGCACCACGAAATGTTTCGAGGCCGTACATAATAGCACAGGTTGGTTTGCGGGCAAGGACATGCATAGGGAAGGTAAGCATTGATTCGAGTGTAAGAAATCCATCGTCAGCTGCGTAAACAGGGCGTTGTTTGAGATTTCCATCACGATCAGAAATGTGATTGCGTGTAAAAAGCATAGTTGGGTAGTCAAGAATGAAGTCACGGGTTTGTTCAAGTAGGGGAAGTGAACTAGAGAATGGGTTGAAAGGAACACCATATTCTTTGATTCGATGAACGAGTGTGCGCCAATGTTGTAGGAAGGCGTTGATGTAGTATCCTTTGGATGTGTGTTTATCGGCATATTCGGTAGGATGGGAAAACTTTGCGTGTGCATTGATTTCGTAATCACGGCGGTTGTGATAGCCAGTACCAGTAGCGAGTGGACGTTTGTCGTATTGTGTATCGACAAAATGTAAAGGAAGGAAGGGAGTGACATCTAATTTCTTAATAATAAGGGATAAGATTCGGTCTTTGCGTTCGGGGTCGAGCGGAAGAGAGGGAGCCTGAGGTTTGAAAAAGTCATTGACAGTTGCGTCTGTTGTTCCAAGGGGGCGGCAGTACTTTGTAATGTGTTGTTGATAACGGGGGTAGAGATTATCAATAAGATACTGTATCTTTGGGTGGACGTTAAAGCCAGTTTCGGGGACTTCGAGAGTAGCGGTTACTGTTCGCATCGTTTTGTATTTCCAGGGAAGAATGGTGATACCAGAAGGAGGAATTCGATTTGGTGGAACATCATCTAAATTAAGTGGAAGACGGAATTCTGCAGGGAAGTGTTGTAAGCCAGACTTTTGTTCAAGAGTTTCGATGATTTGATCATGTTGCTGTTGATAAATTTGGTTTTGTTCTTCAGGACGGAATATTGGGAGGAAGCGGTCGTAATAGCGTTTCAGGTCTGAATCTAGGGTTAGGTCAAGCGTCTGTTGGGGAGAGGAGCCAGATTTTTGAAAAGTTTTCCATTCATGTTGGATTCTTTCTAATCTTTCGGCAAGGTAGTTACGGACGGTTGAAAATACCATTGTGGTGGGTAGAAAATCTTTTAGATTTATTTCTATAGAAGAAATAGGGATTTATAGGATTTGTC